GGAAGAAGATAGAAACATAGCGATATTATCGAGCAAGATTTTAGACTTACCTGTTCCCATTTCGCAGAACAAAGCATAGTTCTTTTTATCGTGGCTCGCTTTTAACGCGTCCAATTGATGACCATACGGCTTAGTTTTAAACCGATAATCCATAGTTTTTAAGTGCCATCCCACCACCCGTTTATTTCTGTATTTATTTCTTGAAAAGAAATATAATGATGTTTATATTGAATGTCAAGAAAGTGTTATGACAGTATATTGTATACAAGAGCCGCCTGGAACAGGTGAAGGTAATCCTAGGTATAACGTGATGAAAGCGTTAAACTACGGTGAAATAAAATTCTTGTTTACAGAACGTGCTCAATTAGTATACAGTGCTGGTTCAGTAATACATAAACTAAGAAAGAAACTAGATAAGTATAACGATGAAGATTTTTTACTTCTTGTTGGTGACCCTGCAATTATCGCTGTTGCTGCTGTTGTGGCATCAGAGGCTAATAATGGAAAGTTTAAGTTACTTAAATGGGATCGCATAGCGTCGAAGTATTATCCGATATCGGTAGACTTATATAATAAAGAGGAGAAATAAATGAATGAAATAAATGATATAGATTTCGAAAGAGATCTAGAACAAGATCAATTAGGGAAGGTAGATGATTCAGAACTTCATGGTATCGCCGATGTGTGTCAAAGGTTGGTCGATCTTGAAGATGAAGCAGCTACCCTCGAAGAACAACTTAAGCACAAAAAAGAGGAGATGTTAAGTATTCGCCAAGAAAAAATACCTGAACTTATGCGCGAAAAAAACTTGACACAGCTAAAACTCAACGATGGTAGTTCCATTGAAGTTAAGAATTTTTATAGCATCAGCATACCAAAAGATTTGGAGAAACGGGCTGAAGCATATGAATGGCTTCGTGGTCATGAGCTAGGCGATATAATTAAAAATGAGATATCGGCTAGATTCGGTCGCAACGAAGACGGGAAGGCATTGGAGTTTTCCAAGTTAGCCACCGCCAATGGTTATGAGGTTCAACAAGATTTAAAAGTTGAACCCATGACCCTTAAAGCAACTCTTCGGGAGCTGCACGAAAAAGGTGCAGATCTACCGCCTGAAGAAATTTTTAAAACGTTTGTGGGTAGACAAGCGAAAATTACAAGGAAAAAACAATGAACAAAGTACAAAAAGCAACGGACAAAGGACAATTAGCAACAGTTGATGCAAGTGTCTTTCAAATGGAAAAAGTAAGTGGTTTTGAGGAGGTATCTGGTATGGGCGATTTAGCTTTACCCTTTTTAAGGGTGCTCAGTCAGTTATCTGCACAATGCAACAAAACCAGTAATGGTTATGTTGAGGGATCAGAACCTGGCATGATTTATAATACTGTGTCCAAACAATTGTTTGACGGAGAGCAAGGTGTGGATGTCATTCCGTGCTACTACAAAAAAGAGTACGTAGAGTGGGATGCTTCGCAACAAGGTAAACTTGTAGCAGTTCATCCAACAGACTTTGATCTGTCTCAAACAGAACGTGACGCTAACTACATTCTTAGAATGAAAGATAGTGGTAACGTTATCAAAGAGACAGTTCAGTATTATGTGATTGCACTAGGTGGTGACGGGCCAAGTCAAGCTGTTATCAGCATGGCTGGCACACAACTTAAAGCATCTAAAAATTGGTTGTCAATGATGATGGGTATTAGAATGCAAGGTAAAAACGGAGCGTTCAACCCACCAATGTATAGTCACATCTATACTTTGACAACGATTCCACAATCAAATGCTAAAGGCACTTGGTTTGGTTGGAGCGTTTCTAAAAAAGAAACAATCAAAGATGCATCCACTTATGAGGAGGCTAGAAAGTTTGCTGAAGCAGCAAGCCAAATAAAAGTCACTCACGAAGAGGAAGTGCAGACATCGACTGCAAAATCTTACTAAAGAATAGGGCGACTTCGGTCGCCCTTTTCATATAGGGACACTGTGAAAGATAAATTTAAAGAAATATTCAAAGGTTTAAATGTGGCATACGGTAAGTTTGTACCAGAGGGTAAGAATGAGGTAGGTAAAGTCAAAGGCGAGGCCAACACAATCAGATGCCCTGGAGGCATACCCGAAGAGTTATGGGGAGAACATTTAAACGGCACCAAAAGTTTAGGTATTATTCCAATTGATGAAAACAATCAATGTCGTTGGGGTTGCATAGACATCGATAATTACAACGGTTTTAATCATTTAGAATTAATTACAAAGATTAGAAAGCATGGGTTACCGCTAATTGTATGTAAATCAAAGAGTGGCGGAGCACATGTTTTTATGTTCTTCACTGTCCCTGTGAAAGCCAGCTCCGTGCAATCTAGATTGAAAGATTTTGCATCTTTCTTAGGTTGCGCGGGGTCTGAGATTTTTCCAAAACAAGTTTCACTATTGATAGACAAAGGGCAAGTGGGTAACTTTTTAAACTTACCGTACTTTGGTGGGGATGAAAGTGAGCGTCATGCTTTAGACGATCAAGGACAACCATGTAGTTTAGAACAATTCTATACTTTGTACGATGTGTATGCACAACTTGATGCATCAAAAGATTTTTTAAAGATAAATGATTTTTTTAAAGAGGGGCCACCGTGTTTAAACATATTGCATCAAAACGGTATACCAGAGGGCGGACGGAATGAGACACTAACAAACATAGCTGTGTATTTTAAAAAGTCTGGCAAGACAGAGTTTTTAGTGGATTTGCTAACAGCAAACAAAGAGATGTGTGTGCCTCCTTTGTCAGAAGAGGATGTACAAAAGATAGCACAGTCTGTGGGTAAAAAAGAATACGATTATGCTTGTAACAAAGAGCCGTTAAAATCTAACTGCAACAGCAAACAATGTGCCAGAAGAAAATTTGGTAAGGGCATTGCAGATTTAGAAATCGCTCCTACAGGTCTAGAAATGTATGGCTCAGATCCACCTTTGTGGTTTCTATCTCTTGATGGAAAACAAAACCCATTAGAGTTGGAAACTGAAGACCTACAATTACAAAATCGTTTTCAGAAAAAATGTATGGAACAGTTAAAGTACATGCCAAAAAAATTACCGACACCTCGTTGGGAAGAAAAGATTGCAGCTTTAGTCAGTTCTTCAACATACACCTCTGCTCCAGGCAACAAAGAAATGTTTATGGAGTATCTAAAAGATTGGTGCACCAACAAAGCTGCGGCTCAGATTAAAGAAGAGATTGTTCACGGTAAGCCTTGGTTAAATAGAGAAGCCAACAAAGATCGCAAACATCATTTTTTATTAAAAGATTTAGAGGACTATTTGCAGAAGAAAAAATTTACAGCCTACAATAGAACAAAATTAACAAGGATTCTTCGCAACGAATTAGACGGAGAGAAAGAAAGTTTGAGAGTGCAAAAACAAGACGGACAAGAGGCAGTAATCAAAGTGTGGACAATACCTGAGTTTGAGGACGACATGGTAGGCATACAAAGTAATATACCAGACATGAAAGATAAGAAATCATACGAATGACGGCAGTTATAAAAAAATTATTAGGGCCACCAGGCACAGGCAAAACAACCACTTTACTTAAGTTTGTAGAGGCAGAGATGGAGACGGCAGCCATCGATAAGATAGGTTATTTTTCTTTTACGAGAAAAGCTGCAAACGAAGCTCGAGATCGAGCGATGATAAAATTTAAATTAGATAAAAAAGATTTTAAGTGGTTCTCTACACTGCATTCTTGTGGATATCACTCCATAAATCTTGAAGGCAGATCAGTAATGAAGTCGCCACAGTACAAAACATTTGCAGATAAGGTAGGACTTAGATCGAAGATGTTTGTAGACGCAGACACAGGACTGTCCGACAATCCATATTTAAACGAACATCATCTAGCCAGAGCTCGAGGTATATCGTTAGAAGAGCATTATAAAAAATATGTGGACTCTTCACAAGTTGAATGGAAGTATCTGGAGTATGTTTCTTCAGCATATGAAGAATACAAACAAGTTAATAACTATTTAGACTACACGGACATGTTGTACGAGGCTGTGAATGAAAACTTACTGCCTGTGCTGGATGTCGTTTTTGTGGATGAGGCACAAGACTTAACACCTTTGCAGTGGGCGATGGTCGAGCACTTCGCAGCAACAGCAAAAAGATTGTATCTGGCAGGCGATGATGACCAAGCAATTTACAGATGGCTAGGAGCAGATGTTGAAAGATTTATTGATTATCCAGGCGAAGAAATAGTTTTGCCTAAATCCTACCGACTAAAAAGAAAAGTTCAAGATTTTGCACAAGACATTATTAAAGTTACAAAAAACAGAATCGAAAAAGAATGGGAGCCGGTCGAAGAAGAAGGCGCAGTTTTATTTCATCACAAATTAGAGAGCGTAGATTTTAGTAAAGACAACTGGTTGATACTTGCAAGAGATCGCTACATTCTAAATGACATTGAAGACGAGTGTCGTAGTCGTGGATTATGGTACGAAAAGATAGAGCGTAAAGATGCGGTTAAACCAATACCGCAAAGAATGTTTGATGCTATTGTTGGTTGGAAAGCATTGTCCGACGGGGAGGCCATTGACAAAAAAACTTTGAAAAAAATATTTCACTATAAACGAAAGCCAGAAGATTTTGACGACAAACTAAAGACACTGTCCGACGGACAATTGTATGACATGCAGTCCCTAATTGTTGTGTTTGGTCCATTCAGCGTGGGCGAGTGGCAATATGCTTTGAATAAAATTAATATACATGATCGTGCTTATTTACTACGCATGGAAAAAAACGAAGAGAACATATCGAAAACACCTCGCATTAGATTGTCCACAATACATGGTGCAAAAGGTGGAGAATGTGATAAAGTGCTTCTTGCTACCGATATGAATTTAAAGACATATTACGCATACAAAGCAGATTCTGATGACGAGCAACGAGTCTTTTATGTTGGAGCAACACGAGCAAAAGAAGAACTGCACATCTTACTCCCTCAAACAAATATGTACTTTAAACTTGCACTATGACAGACTTTGTAAATCAGCCTCCTCATTACAAGACAGGCGACATTGAATGTATTGATGCTATTAAAGCGTGCTTAGGGCAAGGGTTTAAATTTTATCTACAAGGAAACGCGATGAAATATTTGTGGCGTTACGAACACAAAGGTCATGCACAACAAGATTTAGAGAAAGCGATGTGGTACATAAACAAATTAAAAGAAAACATCGGTGATTGAAAACATAAAAATGATTGAAATAGAAGAAACTAGAGCTCAAATTGCGTGTATGCTCAATGAATTATGGCACAGTAGACTTCCCAAAATACATTGGTCTAATGTTGTAAGACCAGGTAGATATGTTTGCTATGTCATAAAATATAAACAAGCCATAGTGGGCGTGGGCATTTGGTCAAGAGCGGTTGCGGGCAATCGATTTAAAAATGAACATGAAATTTTAGAATTACGACGACTTGCATTATCTGATGTTTGCCCTAAAAACACAGCCACTTTTGTCATCGCAAAAATGACTAAAAAAATAAAAGAAAAATTTCCTCAAATAAAAAGACTTATATCTTATCAAGACACGGCTGTGCACAACGGCACTATATATAAAGCTAGTAATTGGACTAAAGCTGTTGATGTTCCTTTTATTGACTGGGACAATAAATGGAGAAAGAGAAAAAATAAATTACAGTCCAATTCAAAAAAAATTAGATGGGAATATTTAATATGAATAATTTTATTTATACTCCGCCAACAGAGTGGTCAGCAGAAGAATATTTTCCTGACTTGTCTAACGAAAAATTAATTGCAATCGACTTAGAAACATGCGATGTCAATCTTACAACGCACGGTTCTGGTTGGGCGACGGGCAACGGGTACATTACCGGCATTGCTGTGGCCACTGCCGACTGGCAGGGTTATTATCCGATAGCTCACAATGGCGGTAATCTAAACAAGAAAAAAGTTTTAGACTGGTTTAAGAAAGTTGCTGCACTAGATTGTGATAAAGTTTTTCATAATGCGTCATACGATTTAGGTTGGCTCCATCACACAGGCATAAAAGTTAACGGTAAGATTCATGACACAATGATATCGAGTGCTTTGATTGACGAGAACAGATACTCGTACACACTTAACGCTCTTGCAAAAGATTGGATGGGTCAAACTAAAAATGAAGACTTGTTAATCAGAGCTGCCAAAGAATTTGGTGTTGATCCAAAAAAAGAAATGTACAAACTGCCTGCTATGCATGTCGGAGAGTATGCAGAATACGATGCACGACTAACTTATGATTTGTTTTTACGAAACGAAAAAGAGGTTGTAGAACAAGAACTTACAGAGATTTATGATTTAGAAACTCGACTGCAACCTTGCTTGATCGACATGAGAGCACACGGTGTGCGTGTAGATCTAGATCAAGCTGACAAAGCTCGTAAACAATTAACCAAACAAGAAAAACAAATTATGCACGACATCAAAAAGATTTGTGGCTTGGACGTAGAGATATGGGCAGCTGCATCAATTGCAAAAGCATTTGACAAACTAGGCATTGAATATCCTCGAACACCAAAAAGTGGCGCACCAAGTTTTACAAAAAATTTTTTAAGCAAGCACAAACACGACATTGCACAAAAGATTGTGGAGGCTAGAGAGATTAACAAAGCCAATACGACATTCATTGAAACTATTTTACGACATCAGCACGAAGGTCGCATACACTCTGAGATACATCAAATGCGCAGTGATGATGGGGGGACGGTCACTGGTCGTTTCAGTTATAGTAATCCTAACTTGCAACAGATACCATCGCGTAACAAAGAGATTAAAAAACTTATTCGTAGTTTATTTATACCAGAAGAGGGCAAGAAGTGGGGCACCTTTGATTACTCACAGCAAGAGCCACGAATGGTTGTGCATTATGCTTTCAACGATAACCTGGACGTGTTTAAAATTATTAGTGGATACCGTGAGGGCGACGCAGACTTTCATCAGATGGTGGCTGACATTGCTCAGATCCCGCGAGATCAAGCTAAGACAATTAATCTTGGTTTATTTTATGGCATGGGCAAAGGCAAATTGATGAACGAGCTCGGTATCGAGGCATCAGAGGCTGAAGAAATTATCTCAACGTACCAATCAAAAGTTCCTTTTGTAAAACAACTAACTTACAACGTAATGGACACCGCTGCCAATCTTGGCGAGATTAGAACCATTCTAAGGAGGAAATGTCGCTTTCCGTTTTTTGAACCTGCTAAGTTTGGTAAGAAGGGTTTTTATAAAACAGAAGATGAAGCGATAGAGGCAGAGGGAAAATACAACTACAAAAGAGCCAACACTTACAAAGCGTTAAACAAACTTATACAAGGATCTGCTGCCGACCAGACAAAGAAAGCAATGGTGGACTTGTATGAGCAAGATGGTATCATACCTCACATACAGGTACACGACGAACTAAACATATCTGTCGAAAACGAAGAAGAGGCGTTGAAGATAAAACATAAAATGGAAAACTGTGTTGAACTAAATTTACCAAGTGTAGTCGATCACGCCCTAGCTGATAACTGGGGCGATGCAAAGTGACGGACATCATCAATGTATGTGTGTGTCCTGGTTGTTCACGCCTTACCACAATGAAAAAGATTGTGGGTGATAAATATTTCTGCAGGTCGTGCAAGAAACAATTCAAGCAATATCGAAATGGTAAACTGATCTACATACCTTTACCAGTAGCCGATGCCATTGAACGAGCAAAAGATCAACTGTTGTTTGAGTTTGAAAGTGACGAGGTTTCTGGTGAGATTATCTTTGAGCCAGAGTTTGATGAAGATTAGTTTTCAAAGTCTAAGGCGTCTAACACTTCGCCAATAATGGTAGCTGGTCTACGGTCAGAGTGATATGTTGCGCAAGATCGTAGCTCTTCCAAAGGCACTCCGTGTTGCAATGCAACCGATATAATTCTGCCCATTTCAGTCAGTGTGTCGTGTCTTTCGGTACCTACTTTACCCCCACCATTGATCCAAACCTCCTTGACTTTGCCTCCATCAAACGAAGTTGTCAGCCTGTAAGTTGTGCCATTTGCGTCTTGAATATTGAAGGCAAATGCAGGTCTTCTGTCGTCGAGTTCTTGTCTCATACTTTAAATACTACCAATATATGGTTGACAGTCAATAGTAATTTACTATATAATCTAGGAGATTATAATAAAATATGGAGGAATCTGTATGGACGATAATTTTTTACCAAACTTTTTGTTTGGTAGTGACTTTGACAATGTAAGGTTGCACGAAGAAAATAAATTGTTGAAACAACAAATTGAACAGTTGCAAAATCAACTGAAGAGCCTTACTGTTACGTTCGAACAGGAAACTGGTCGAGAAGTCAGCATTTAAATTTAATAAAGAAAGAGGTTAGGATGCCAGACATCAATAAATATTCTTCTGTCTCAATATCAAAGGAGGCGTATAAAGAATTGAACTTAGTTAAAAAACATATGTCTGATGAACTCGGAGTTACGTTTTCGTTGGCAAAACTTATTGAACATTTAGCAAAAGAGAAAGTAAAGAATCTAAAGTTGAATGGACATTCAAACAACTAAATCTGGCCCGCCGTCTTTGATTACAGAGAGGTACGCGTATGGCGAAATACGAAGAAAAACGGTCGACGGGCGCCGTCACTACGAAGGTGAAGGAAGGTTTCTTCCATCTGTTACAACTATTATCAGTCATACAAAAACAGAAAAAGCGCAAGAAGGTTTACAAAAGTGGCGCGCTAGAGTTGGCGAAGAGGCGGCAGAGGAGATTAAGAAACAAGCAGCGTCAGTAGGAACAGCTATGCACAAGTTTCTTGAATGCCACATCAAAGGCGTTGGTTACGACGATATCACAAACGTAGGCATAATTGGCAAACGGATGGCAAAAGTCATCATCGAAAAAGGTTTACATGTGATGGATGAATACTGGGGCTGTGAGGTTCCTGTATACTATCCGACATTTTACGGTGGCACAGCAGACTGCACAGGTGTGTGGGCAGACAAACCAGCCGTTTTAGATTTTAAACAGACAAACAAACCCAAAAAAGAAGAGTGGATAGAAGATTATTTTGTGCAGCTCGCAGCGTATGCTATGGCACACGATGCGTTGTATAAAACTAATATTGAGGCAGGTGTTGTCTTGATGGCCTCGAGAGGATTAACTTTGCAGACATTCACGTTGACTGGAGATCGGTTAGATGATTATAAATATAAATGGTTAAAAAGATGTGAGAGGTACTACAATGAATAGAGAATTAGAACAGAGAAAAGAAATACCATCAGTTAAAGGAACAAGTATTCCAAGGTGGAATGCGAAAGAAATGATGCAGGTTTTACAAAATTTTTGTAAAGATGAGTCCGCATCTAGTGCAAAAATAGTCGTGGCTCTGCCTCGTGGTCGGTCTCACGATCAAAACAATTTTCACATTGCAGAAATTAAATTAATGGATAATCCAATTATTGGTGCCAAAGATAAGAAACAACTGGTAATGTTTTTAGTATGACCTGGAGGATGTTTATAGAGGTGACAGCGATTGTATTGCTTGCAACGATTGTTATACAGAACACAAATTTTTTGAACGCAGACTGGTGCGCGCCAGAGATTGATATCTTGCGCAAGCAGATATCTGAGATACACACGGAGCTCGTTCCGTGAAGAGAAGCAAATTTTTTAGTAGTGAGCATATTACTAAAAAGAGAGTGAAGAGGCCAGGCAGGCATGCAAAAAGGCCAAACAAAAAGTTTAACAAAAAGAAAAGTCGAGGACAAGGAAGAAAAAAATAGAAAGGACAAAAAGAAAGATGGAAAAACGAACAAAAGTAAGTCAAAAACACCAACAAATTTTACAAAGGCTCATAAGACTGCCCGTTGGATTAAAGAAAATTAAAAATGAAAAGACGCGTGAAAGCGGTTTTAAGTTCATGAGAGAGAATGTGCGCTCTCCATGGAAGCAGTTTGAAATGATAGCGCCGAAGAGAAATGATCGCAACAGAGACCCAAATCGTCTTAGCTCAGAAATACAAAAGGCAACGGAAACTGCAATGACAGTGTCTGATATATATCACGAACCGTACGCTGATGGTTTTCTTTGGCAAAACGGAGCGTTTGACGAAGATAATTTACTTGCGTACGCTTTAAAATACAAAACCAGTGTAAACGAAATTAAGAAAGAGTTGATGCCAGAAGTCATGGAGTTTTGCGATACTGTCTATGAGCATTTAAGAGACTTTGCAACAGACGCTCAACTTGCTCAAAAGTATCACATGGAAATGAGCGATGATAGACTATATAGCAACTCTCAATATGAAACATTGATCCAAGATGTGAAGTTTTTCTTACCTCAAGAAAAACTTTTATTAACCGTCACTTATTTAGAAGCAGAGTCATCAAAAGAAGCTACTTATTTTCATTTATTTAATCAAATAAAATTAGACAAAGAAAATAATGAAATTACATATAAAGTCAGAACCGTTATTTATATGTATAAAATGTTTTGTCTAGTCCCGACAGAATATACAAGCACCCACAAAATGGACAAGTGTGATTCTAAACTTCGCGCTCAAGAAATACATACTGGTGATTTTTACATGCCAGGTTGGTTTGGAAAAAATTACGTGGAGCACGATGCGGACGAGGCTGTCCTGAAAAAACACTCAGTGGGCGCTAATTTTTATTTGCATTGTTTATTAATTTCTTTAAAGCATGAACTCATTCCGCAGGCTATTGTAGAAACACCAGGGGTAGAACCAGGTGTAGTTAAAGAAAATTTAACCTTAAAAAAGAACAGTGATTTAAGATTTGAACCCAAATGGAGGTACACTACGATCGTTTTAAGAGACGTTAATCCAGAACGTCAAGAAGGCCCTAAAATAATTGCGGATCCCAACAAGCCAAAAACGCGTAGAGCTTTTCATGCTGTAAATATGCACCCAAGAAAAACTGCTAAAGGTTATACGTGGGTGCGAGCTCACTTTAGAGGAGATAAATCACTAGGTGTAACAGCACATGATTACGATATAAGAGTGAATTAATTGAACAAGGAGGAAACGATAATGGAAAGAATAGCTATAAAAATTAGGAAGATAGAAACGCTTCTTAATCAACCACTTCAGTCCGATACACGACGGATATGGTTAGGGCATCTGCAATCTTTACACGAAATGATGAAAGAAAAAGAGGCAGAACGAGTGCAAGCATTGGCTCGTTTGGGTGGCGCTTGGATAAAGTAAATGTTTCAGGAGACAAAAAAGTGTCAAGAATGTGGCGAAAGCTTTCAAATCTTTCATATTGTTCAGAGGCAGAAGAAATACTGTAGTTACGACTGTGCTACCGTAAAATCTAAGGCAAAGACCAAGGCAAAACGCAAAAAATGACCGAAAACCGCCGATTGTTGGACAACGGGCGACGGGGAGTTCCATATGGTATATTTACAGTATAGACATTTTTCGAATGAGCTTGAGTAAAAGGTTACTACTTACTACATTAGTATAAATATCCTCTATAGGCCTTGTGTAGCCTCAAATTCTTTGTAGAAGGTTCTGTAGAAACTAGCACTTTTAGGTTACTACAAATTATTACTCTTGACCTCTTCTCGAACAGAGCGTTATATGTGTAGATGAAAAGAAAGTTGAAGAATATTGAGACAGTAGAGCCAAATGGCAGACCTACTTCAGTCAAAGTAGGCTACCGAGATATACAGATTAAGTATATAAAACCAGATTTTATCTTAGACGATATGACTGAGAGTTACGGAGAGTATCGACCAAGAGAGGGAGTCATACTGATCCAAGATTCTTTATGCGGACAAGAAAGGTGCAACACCACTTGGCATGAGATTTTACATGCAATAGTCTACATCTTTAGTCTTAACCAAGCAAATGGACCATTGAAAGAGGATGATGCAGAGGAACTTGTGGTAAACACTGTATCTAACGCTATGATGGGGGTGTATCGAGATAATCCTTGGTTACTGGATATGTTGAAAAAACATCTTAATTCGACAGAAACTTAATTTTTTATCTTCTTGTCCTCGACAACTTCACCTTCCACGATCTTCATATCACGCATTAATTCTGCTAATTTCTGATCGAGTTCTTCTTCTGTAAGCTGTTCTAACTTTCCGTGTTTAATAATTTTTTGATCAATGTAGAGGCCTGCTGCTTTACCTCGAGCCACCTCTGCCTGGACAGCAGCGGAGTAAGATCCTTGCTCTAGTGCTTTGTCACGTATGGTCTGTAATTCTTTAAAATGTTTGTGGATACTAACATCATACTTCTTGTAGAACTCTTCACGCAATTCTCTTATGTGGTCAGCAACGAGCGGGTAATATTTAGGATTCTGTAACAAAGACGCTTTTTGCCTGGCAGATCCTTTTGGATACCCAGCGTTGATCGCAGCTTCTGTGGCTGTAATCCGGCCTTCATTGTATACGAGTTCCTTCACGAAAAGAATTTGTCTGTCTGTAAGTCTTTTTTGTAACCCCACGCTTGCGCCTTTCAAAGCTTACGCCTGCGTCTTCCCCACGCTTGCGCCTTTCGATTGTATTCTTTTTCTTCTTGTTGCCAAAATATCACACAGCCGACAAAAATACAAGTATTGGTAATTTACGCTTGACACAACATCTAGTAGCTTTCTGAACATAATTACTAAATATAGTTCATACACTATCTTGTGTCAAGTACTTTCTAGCACACCAAATATAGTGTTGTTTTTATCCACAAATTTTTTTATTTTTTGTATTTACAAATGCTATCGAATACTACAATCTACTATTATTAATTAGAAGAAAGAGAGAGATATGATTAATAAAATTAAAAACACTGACGATATCAAAACTTTCGTCAATTATCTTTTTGATAAAAACATTAATTTTCATTTTGATGATGATTTTGCAGATTATGTAGATGATCTTGGAGCTCAATCATTTACAATTAAAGAGGCAGAAAAATTAAATTCTTTGATGAGCCAGGCAGCGAAGGTATCC